TCAAATAACCAACTTAACCCATTCCTGACCTCGGGTATCGTTATAGCGATCGGTGGTTGCCTGGACTTTATGTCCTAGTAAGGTTTTTGTATCGATACCCTGTGCACGGTACAGCCGTTCAGATAGAGAGCGTTGTTCATGAAATGTGGGCGGTGTTTTTCCTGCTGGTGGAATTATTCCAGCCAGATCCCGCGCTTTGGCAAAGTAGTCGCTCAGGTTGTCTTTACTCATCGGCTTTGGTTGTTTCTGGTGCCGACTATGGATTAGATATGGACTTAATATTCTGTCTCGGCATCCATCAATAACGTCTTTTAACGTTATCCCAATGGCATCACAGCGTAGTGTAAGCGGTAACGCCAGACGCATTCCGGTTTTTCCCTGGGTGATATGCAAGTGTTCGTTCCACACATCTGAAAAACGCATGTGGCAAATGTCATCACGGCGCTGACCAGTGACAATCGCAAGAAGCATTGCGTTACGGATAAAGTGTTTTTCCGGCGTTGCGTTGTAAATTTTTTGCCAGTCTTCTAGGGCGAGCCTGGCTCTGGTTACTTTAGGGATCGGTTTACGGGTAGCCTCCGGAGGATTCCATCCAGGAGGAACTTCCCCTGCATGTTGTGCTTCTTTATAAATATCAACCCATAATCCGCGATTTACTCTCGCTGTGCTGACCATGTCTTTATCCAGCCATTCATCCAGTATTAATGCAAAGTCTCTTACTTCCAGGTCTTTCAATGGGTGATTTCCCAGGCGGAAAACCAGGTATGCAGCCATTCGCGCCTTTTCTTTGTGGGTTGTAGCTGCAATATCTCCATTTTTCAGTCGTGAGTCCTGTATTTTCAGATATCGATCAACCCATGCTTTTAATCTGATACCCCGACGTTTTGTTGCTGATGGACTTTCATCAATTTTGCGCATGAAATATTCTGCTTCTGCTGCAGCTATTCGTTGATTAGCCGTGGAAGCGATTTTTTCTGCCTTGTCTTTGTCTGTTCCGAGTCCGTGAAATTTTCCAGTCACTGGATTTTTATACTGGTAGTAAACCTTGCCAGTTCTGCGATCAAACTTTTCGTAAAGACATGCTATGTCAGTGCTGTTTTTTCGTGGCCTCGGTGACATGAGTTAAAATCTCCTTCAGTGCGTCATCATCGTCAGTATGAATTTCCGGCGCAATTCCTGTTTCACCAGGACCCACAAATACTGCTCGGCGATCTATCAGCCAACGCCCACGGATTTTTTGTGGCCTTGGAACGATGTATCCCATTTTTCCGTATTTCACCAGGGTAGTGTTTGTTATTGGGAGACTGAACCGTTTAGGTTTCCACTCGTCGAGCGTTATCAGGTACTGTTCGCTCATGGCCATCACTCCGGAATGCGCCAGTTGCAGAATAGCAACTACAACTGGCGACGGTTGAACATTAAAAATCAGCCTGACTCGGGATCAGTTTTTGCCAGATGGCTGAAACGTATTTTGCCTGGTAACGCGTATCGTGCAGGGCGTTATGGTGTTCACCTTCGAATGGAATAGTCGTTCTTGCGTCGAAATCCATCACCAGTCCCAGAGCAACCATCGTTCTTACATCGCGATCATTGGTGTAACGCCACGGGCAGGGGATCCCCTGCCGTTCATATGAACGGCGTAAAATCACGTTGTCGAAAGTTGCACCGTTACCCCAGACCTGAACAAAAAATTCACCGGAGTTTTCGTCGATAAATTCCCGGAATTGCAGCAGTGCATCATCCAACGGGATTTCATCGGTCAGAATGGCGGATTGTGCTTCGCGTGACTGTTTCAGCCACCACTTAATGGTGTCCCGTTCGATGACCCCGCCTGCGGTTTCCAGATCGATAGTTTTGCTGAATTCTGGCCCCATCTCTCCGGTTGCCGGATCAAAAAACTTACCGGCTATAGCGTTTATTGGCGCATCAGGATTTTTTCCCATTGTTTCAAGGTCAATCATCAGATGGTGCCACAACCTGCTGGTGGATGTGATTTCACGATGACCGTTCACCTTAATTAAGGGATTTGCTGTCTCGCCAGTTTTATTATCGCTGGCGTGATACTGATCGCTGTCAGTGTTCTCCTTGTGCGGATCTTCAGTGCCTTCCATTTCCTCCGGAGCATTTTCCTGAACTTCAATCAGGCTCTCTCCATCGAATGTTTCCTGGTAGGTTGCGTCGCCCATCACCGCACCACAGTCAGGACAGTTGCCGCCACCGGTCTGACCGCATGCGGTGCAAACTTTCTCCACTTCCTGTTGCACTGCTGGTTCTGGTTGTTGCTCTTCTGGCCCGTTTTGTTGCGTATCCGGGCTGTTTTGTTCCGCTTCTGGCTCATTTTGTTTCACGCCGGGCTGATTCTGGCCCTCAGCGTTGCGACTCTGGATCCCTTTCACCCATTTCGGATCATTAGGGTCGCTAATCCCTTCAACAAATTCACCACGTGATGCAGCAAGCAATTTATCGGCGTCAGGCTGGCTGATATTGGCTGCCTGCATAATTTTGTTTACTTCGTCAGCGGTAACTTTTACCGGCTCTGGTTGTACGGAATCTTCAGCGGTATCTACATTTTGCGGTAAGCCCGTATATGTGCCATTTTTTCGGGCAAAATATTCCTCTTTTGAGATTTCGGTAGCGCCGGCAGCCAGCGCCTTGTCCAGACCAGAAAGTTTGTTTGCCCTGCCGTATTTTTCCTCGCCCTTATCGGTAAAGACGAAATAAAATGGTCCTTCACGCTCTACAGATGGTTCAGCTTCCACCAGGATTTCATTTTTTTGAGTATCGGATTCTGCCGTCTCCACTGGAGCAGTTTGTGCTGCTGACGGCTGGAGAGTATCAGCAGAGCTCTGGTCTGTTTCTTCATGCTCAAACACGCCCTTTGTTGTCAGGTATTCGCTGATATATTTGTTCAGTGCAACGGGATCTTTGTGAATGTCGATCGGACGTTCACGGACAAGGCCAAAAATAGTCTGACGGTCATAGCCAAGTGCTTCGGGCTGTTTGCGCATTGATGCTGAGATACGCTTCCAGTCTTCGCGATCCTTGTCGATAACCTCATTTGTCGCCCAGCGATGGATGGTACCGTCAATATTTCCCGCATTCACATCACCGGGCCAGAGGGCGCAGGCCAGCTCATTGTCGAGTGTTTTCCATGTCTGTTTGTATTCTCGGCGAACGGCAACAGTGACATCCCCGGTTTTTTCAGCAGAGTTTTCAGTGTTCTGTTGGTTTACTCTGGAACGGGCGATATCAACGACAGATGTGTATTTCCCGGTTTCCTTGCGTTCACCTTCGCGACGTTTTTTCCAGATGCGCATCTCTGCCTGAATTTCGGGCCATTTAGCAGCAGGCTTGCATTTATGCTTAACCCACCCGATGGCATGCAGCTTAAGCTCCGGATACATGGCGTTAACTTCTGGCATTTTCATCAACGCTTCAACGATATGGCCGTCGAATGTTGCCATGTCTTCCTGCAACAATTCCTGTGCGCTAATCACCATATCAACAGTGATGTTTTCACATGTGTCGAACTTAACCATGACGGCGTTCTGTACTTCAGGGGCCAGCTTGTCAAAGGTGACGTTCATCGGATCGGATTCAGTCTCGACCGGGACAAAGGAAGCAGACGCCTCATCCCAGCGGTTTTCCTGCATATATTCGGTATCCCAGGAATCGAGGGTAGGGCGGGGTATGCCGGGTTTATCCTCACAGACAATAAATTTATAAGCGCAGTCCTGAGCTGCCGGGAATTGCTCCAGAAATTGCCAGTGAAATTTTGCGCGTGCGCGACGCTCATCACCGGCTTCAATGGCAGTGGCCACCGCAACAGCGCTATCTTCTTTTATGGCCTGTTCATCAGGAATAGCCGCGCAAATAAAGATTTTACTCATTGTGTTTTAACCTCATTACAGATTTCAGGGTGAACGAATCCCTGCCATTGCTGGAATTTTTAATCCGTTGGTATGGCGTTAATATGGCTGGAGGGTTATCCAGCCGGTGTTTCGTTATTCAGGTACAGCGATACTTTTTTTACCGGGAGGCATTCACCAGAAATTTTTTGCTCGTCTCTTGCCTGGAGGCAGGATTCTTTACTGGCATAAATTCCGGTAATCACATTCTGTGATTCACCCGTTATAAGAAAAACCGTCATCACCAGTGCAAATGCTGAAGTCATTGACGTTCTCCGAAAATACCAAGTTTAATAAGGGCAATTCGGGAAAGAATGGAATTATCATTGAGCAGATAAGGCTCATATTTCCGCATATTAATGGCATCCTCAGTAAACGCTTTATTACTGAGCAGAACACCAATATCAAAACAACCTTCAGACGTATTAACGTTTGGTAATAACGTTTCCATTATCGCGTCCTCAACAATGAATTTTGTGATGCCGTGCCTGGTGCCTCCAGGTGACGTTAACCAGTTAACAATTAACGCCGGATTGTTAGTTGATGTCTGTTACGCAAGTAAAAGACCGCTTGTTTTAACTGTTCCGCGTGCGCATGGCCGCATTCACCGCATCACAAAATTCACTTTAAAAAGAGCGGATATCCATTTCCGCCGAATCACCAGAAAAGTGATAACAGAGGTTGTTGTGGCTGGGGTGTCACTTAAGCGTATGGTCAACCTGACAACCCGGTGTCCTCAACGGGGGAAGGAATAACCCCGCCATACTTACCGCCGCGCTATTTCGCGGATTGCCACAACCGGAAACGCACGGTTGAAGAAATTTAACGACAAGCCTTATATGCAAAGGAATCTCGCCGTGCGCTTTCGTGTTATGCCCTGACTTTTCAGGGATATATCCTTTCAGTAAACTGTCAGTGCCGGATTCTTATCCGTGTCCGGCGCACGACCACACGCTGTCACGAGAGGTCTCCATTCTCAACCAGTAACCTCAATGGAGGATAAAATGTCAGAGCAGGAGTTAAAACTTGGTGCATGTTATTGTGTTCTCAAGGAGCTGGTACACATGCTTCCATCTACTCAGTATCAACAGTTAGTTGGCAATTTAAATCAGCGAATCGAAGCTATGTTAAAATCTGATGGTTTTAATAACGTAGAAACGCTGATGCTAAAAAGATATCTTGATGGATTGATCAGATAACATTTTTTTACGGCGTTCATATTCGTTAATATTTATGAAGCCTGTTGCCAGAAGCAGTTTGTTAATTTCATGGTTGTTTGGCTGTTTCTGGCTCTTTGAACTGAGATCTTCCACTTCTTTTTCTGCAAATTGTTTTGCTGTATCCTCTGTGCCATGGATATTTAAAGCTGTATCTGAAAACAGCCCAGTAAACGCATCGCGCACATTACGAGCCATATTATCAGAGTCTTTTTTTGTTACCGATTCCAATTCAAGTTCGTTCAGACGATGACGAAGTGTGTGTGCTGCAATCTCCTGGATTGAAGGCGGTAAATATTTAAATTCCATCGTCAACCTCATCAGTCAGTGTTTCTTGCTAACCAGCGATGCGCGCCAGCTGCGGTTTTAAACGTTTTACTTTTGGTATACGTCATCGCGGTGAAGGTGCCGTCCTAGTTAGGGAACACACCGCATACCAGAGATTCGTTGTTGCTAAGATTGAGCGTATCCATGTTGACCTCATTTCCCCTTAACGCCGGGGTAGCGGAACTAAAAACCTGCTGCGCTGTTATACAAAGTGTTCCCGCCGTCATGTTCATACGCCTCGGGCTGGCTACTTAACCCCTAATCACTGCCGGGTAACTCGAAGTATTGCCCGGTGTTCTGTGGGCGGGGTGGGTTGGTATGGGAGAACTATAGGTAATGCCTAATTAATTGTCAATAGGCTGCGCCTAATGTTTTTGACGAAAACCTAATAGGCGATGATATGTGGAAGAGGTGATGGGGGGCTAGATAACGGGCTCTAGGAGGTTCCCATCAGACCATATAAGTTTAAGTTCCCGTTTTGGTGATGTTCTGGCTTTTCCGTTCTGATTCTTGATCTTTCAAATACTTACCTACCTTCATCTCCATTGTGGCAATGTAGGCGCGAACGTCATGATCAACCCAACCAGGTTCCGTGGCATTTGCTGATAAGAGAAAAGCCACAATGGCTCTTTTTTCATCAGAGGCGGCTTGATAAAGGCTGTTTATGTCTAAAAGTTCACTTTTTGTATCTGAAATGAGGGAGGTGGGTATGGGGTATTCGTTAAGCCCCCAATGCTCTGGGCCAACCACATCAGAAAAGAAACGCCATAGCTCTGGAAGTTTATCTTTACTTATCGAACCTTTCTTAATCCAATCATAGATTGATGGTGGTTGGACTTTGAAGTGACGCGCTACCTCCGCCTTTGATTTGACGGATCCTGATGCAATTTTTTTGTTAATGGCCTGCTCTATCGCTCGGCCTAAGTCTTTACCACTAAGCATTGCTTAATACTCTCCTATGCTCATTGCATTAGGCAATCCCTACTTCATTTGCGTTAGGCGACGCCTATTGACATTTGTATTAGGCGTCGCCTAATATTGTTTCGTGTTTTTTTGGAGTTCATTCGATGAAAAAAGAGAACTATTCATTCAAACGAGCGTGTGCTGTTGTCGGTGGGCAATCTGCAATGGCTAGGCTTTTAGGTGTATCACCTCCAAGCGTAAATCAATGGATCAAAGGTGTACGTCAGTTGCCTGCTGAGCGATGTCCAGCAATTGAACGTGCAACAAGAGGTGGTGTTCTGTGCGAAGAACTTCGTCCTGATGTTGACTGGTCATACTTACGACGCTCGTCATGCTATTCGCTGAATATGTTGATGAAGCAACCAAATGACGAAAACGAGCATACCCGAAATATCAAGAGGCAAATGATTCATGAAAATCAGCCATGAGCACATCCGCATGGCGATGAATGCTTGGGCGCATCCGGATGGCGAGAAAGTACCAACTGCGAAGATTACCAAAGCGTATTTTGAACTGGGAATGACATTTCCGGAACTGTACGGCGACAGCCATCCGGAAGCCCTAGCTCGTAATACCCAGAAAATTTTCCGCTGGGTAGAGAAAGACACCCCTGATGCTGTTGAAAAAATTCAGGCGTTGTTACCAGCGATCGAAAAGGCAATGCCACCTTTGCTGGTGGCCCGAATGCGCAGCCACAGTTCAGCCTATTTTCGGGAGCTGGTGGAGACGCGGGAACGACTGGTGAGAGACGCTGATGATTTTGTCGCAGTGGCGATTGCCGGTTTCAATCAGATGAACCGTGGTGGCCCGGCAGGAAATGCCGTGGTGATGCACTAAAAGCACGGATGGCGTTAACAATGACGGAGGGGGCTGTGAATCTACCTGATTTTTTTACTGTTCTTGCCTGTGGTATTGGTGGGGCTCTGGCCGGACATTTTATCGTGAATCTGTTCACCTGGTATCTCTTTGGTTTCAGGGATTACTTCACCCGATGGACTTTAAATTGTCTTCGTCGGTTCATTGGGCGCAAGCCTGATATGAGGATTTGGAAAGATGAAAAACGCTGATTGTTTATGGCATCGGGAGGCCGTTTTTCTCCCGATATCGCTCGATCTCTGCCTGAATTGCTGCAACAGCACACATGGAGTCGTACTGGATCAGTCTGAGATTTTCAATCGTGAATTTGTCTTCCTCCATCAGGTTGAGCATACGAAAGTATCGAAAGACGTAAACTTCTGGGCCGCTGACACCATACCCCTTTGCCTTCGATATGGTTTGGTGGAGCTCCCATTCTTTCAATGCGAGGGTGAGAGCCATTTCTCTTATTTTTGCTCTGGCTTCAGCAGCCCGGCGTTGCGCTTCAATGGTTCGTTCCGATTTGCGTTGCCAGGCACCATTAACCAGCGAAACCACGCCAGCAACACACGCACTCAACACAACGCTACTTGTGATAGTTGCAAAATCCATGTCGAACCTCCTCTGGTTCTGTTGATTAGTGAATCACAGATTATAACCAGAGGAAGGTTTGGCTCCAGACGAGGTGAACATGCGTGATTATGCAAAAGTTTCCCCGCGATTCTGGCTGGGAGAAACGGGGAGAGAACTTAGAAAGGCGGGTGCAGAAGCGCAAGTTGTTGCTTTTTACCTGATGACATCCCCTCACGCAAATATGTTGGGTTTGTATTACCTGCCAGTTTTGTACCTTGCTCATGAAACCGGGCTTGGTCCAGAAGGGGCTTCGAAGGGGCTTAAAAGGGCTGTTGAAGCTGGTTTTTGTAGCTATGACCATGATGCCGAGATGGTCTGGGTCCATGAAATGGCAGCCTGGCAGGTTGGGGAAACGTTGAAGCCTGGAGATAACCGTTGTGCAGGTGTCAGGAATGAGTATGCATCATTACCTGAAAACGCCTTTCTGTCAGCCTTTTACGACAGATATAAAACGGATTTCCATCTGGATGTGAGGCGGAATAATCGCCGGAATTCAGCAAGGGGCTTCGAAGAGGCTTTAAAGGGGCTTCTAAGCCAAGAACAGGAACAGGAGAAAGAACAGGATCAGGATAAAAATACTATGCTTCATGGCGAAAAAATCGCCACGAACCAGGCAGGGGATGTTCAGAACGTCAATCCTGGTCAGCCAGCAGGCACGACACCGGAAGCCGATTCGGGCGCTGTGCAGCAGGCGATGACCGCAAGGCCGGAACAATCACACCAACTGCAGCAGCCTGAAGCCGATTCCGCCATTCAGCGGGAAGCCGATCAGGTAGTCCCGGAAAACACCGGGCAGCCTGTGGGACGAGTGGATTATCCGGATGTGTTCGAACAGGTCTGGCGGGAATACCCGTTGCGTGCCGGGGCAAACCCGAAGAAATCCGCTTTCAGTGCCTGGAAGGCCAGATTACGCGAGGGGGTGCCACCAGAGGCCATGCTGGATGGCGTGAGGCGTTACGCAAGATACTTGGCGACTACCGGGAAAACGGGAACGGAATTTGTTCAGCGAGCGACGACGTTTTTTGGACCGGACCGGAATTTTGAAAACCCCTGGTTGCTCCCGGTAAGCGGCACGAACAACCAGCGTTGTGTGAATCATGTTTCTGAACCGGATACCGAAATTCCGCCAGGCTTCAGGGGGTAAGTGTTTATTTCAGGTCATGAGGTAATTTTCAGGAGGGCTTGTGGCAAAAGTTTTTACACAAGAAGAGCGAGAAAAAATTAAAGGGCAGGTTGTTGAGCTAGTACGCCGGAGTGGGCGCGAGACGTTACGGCAACTGGAAGCCAAGACAGGTGCGACAAGATATCTGATGAGCGTTCTCGCCAGAGAGCTGGTTGCCAGTGGTGATGTATACAACTCTGGTTACGGGTTATTCCCGTCTGAACAGGCTCGTAAGGACTGGCAAAACGCCCGCAAAAAACTCTCAAGGGCAAAGCTGAAGAAAAAAACACCTGTGGTTGATCCGGACCTTATCTGGTCGTTACCAGACGGAGAAATACGTCGTTATGACAGGCGTCAGAACATAATCTGTAGCGAGTGCCGGAAGAGCGAAGTTATGCAGCGCGTGCTGGCGTTTTATCAGGGGAATTTTCAGGAGGTGGTGCTGTGAGTGAAATTAGCTATCAGGCTTCAATTGCCGCTGGCATTCGCATCAAAGGAGAGGAGCATGGAAATAAAACCAGAAGATGAGTTAAGTAATATTGTTTTATTTCCGGTAAAAGAGGATGACCCACGTAATCAGGTTAATTTTCTTTATGAGCCATCGGAAAGGCCATATTGTCATCACGCCTCTGTCCGGGTTGACGAAAAAGAGCGTCAGGTCCGCTGTAAAATCTGCGGTGCAGTTGTGGAGCCATTTGACTGGATGCTCTCTGTTGCGAAAAGAGAAACCAGGCTGGCAGATGATGTAAAACTATTGCGCCTGGAGGAACAGGAAAGGCGAAAAAATATAGGAAAGCTAATTCAGATTGAGCGTAACGCGAAAGCGCGGATACGCAGAGCGACAAAATCCAGAACTGAATAATTAAATTTAGCACTGCTAAAAATTAATCCTTAACCGGAGGGATTTCTGCACCCTCAGAACATCAGGAGACCGCCTGAAAGGGCGGTAATGAAAAATGACTGAATTAACAAAAGAGCAATTAATCAAAGAAGCCAAATTAAAAATAGCGGTTGCGAAATGTTACCCTAATTCAGAGATGGCCAGGGTAGAGGGCGAGCTATTCAAAATTGCACTGGCATCGCTGGAAGCGGTTCCGGTGGCATGGCTGCATTCAGACAATGGCCTGGGTATTCCAGCAATAACCAGGAGTAAAAACGTTGCTGATAGTTGGTTATCAAAGGGCTGGTATGTTCAGCCGTTATATGTAGCCCAACCAGTACCGGTGGTGCCGGATGCTCGTCCATCTTTAAATAATGGCATTGTCGGATTTGATGAAGGCTGGAATGCCTGCCGGGATGCCATGCTTAATGGAGATAAATCATGATTAATCGTATCAAGCTGGAGCACATCCTCGAATATGCCAGGCAGCAGAAATGTATTGGGCAACTTTGTAAAATTCCACCAGGGGATATGGTTGAGATCATGGAAATAGCTATGCGTCAGGCTGGCAACTTTCAGGTAATTCCTGATGACGGTCGCGAACAGTTCGAAGCGCTTATCAGGTTCTATGCGGATGATAAAAACCATGAAACATTGTTGCTTCGTGCTAACGAAGGGATGAATTACCGGGATCCAAATGTGGATTTGGCGTGGATATCCTGGAAATCCAGCCGAGAGCACATATTGCCGGGAAAAAGCGACAATAATCCAGCATCAGGCGATCAGGTAAGTGAATTAACAATGTGGGTGAAGCGGTTATCTCATTCCTTAAAAAGCGTTAATAAATCAAGCAAACTACCGGATAAAGCGATGGACTACCTGAAGCGAAACGGACTGATAAACGAGGAGGATATTTTACGATGACCAGGCCTGAAGCGTTCATAACGGTAGGAATAGCAATGGCGGTGGCGCTGGTGGTGTATTCGATTTGTCGCTGGGGATAAAAACGGTTTGCGGGGAAAGAAGAGTTAAGTAGAATTGCTGCGGGTGCTTGAGGCTGTTTGCCTCGGGCATGCCGCCGTAAGGCAGACAGAGAAAAGCCCCAGTTAACATTACGCGTCTTGCAGGACGCTTAACATTAATCTGAGGCCCAATCTATGCTTCACAAACGTAGGTTAGCCTCTTACGTGCCGAAAGGCAAGGAGAAGCAGGCTATGAAGCAGCAAAAGGCGATGTTAATCGCCCTGATCGTCATCTGTTTAACCGTCATAGTGACGGCACTGGTAACGAGGAAAGACCTCTGCGAGGTACGAATCCGAACCGGCCAGACGGAGGTTGCTGTCTTCGTAGACTACGAATCTGAGAAGTAAGAGTGACCAGGCGAGGGAGAAATCCCTCGCCACCTCTGATGTGTCAGGCATCCTCAACGCACCCGCACGTCCCCCGTTTTGGCAGACTTTGTTTTTTCCTGGCATTCTGGTTTACAATTCGCACGTCAGCCTGAACAACTGGCACCTGCTGCGTCACCGGAGAACCCGATGGCGCAACATATAAAATCCCACAATTCTGAAGTCGATCCGACCATTAAGCGGGGGCGGCGTTCACACGTATTTAAAACCGACTGGTTCCAGCATGACCTATGCACTGAAGAACAGGCCGAATGGCTGATCCAGTGTTACCGCAGGCGCGGATATGAGTTTGAGAAAGCCCTCAGCTTCGATCGTCGTCACTGGATAATCTCCGTCAGGCTCCCTTATTCCGAACGCCCACCGCGTCCGTCCCGCACATTCCAGCAGCGCATCTGGAGGTAACGTGCGGGTATTACTTCGACCTGTTCTGGTACCGGAACTCGGTCTGGTTATCGTTAAGCCAGGCCGTGAATCAATGTCAGTATTCCATAACGGCAGAATATTGGTGGAGCCGGAACCGAAAAACATGCGCGGTCTGCCGTCCGGAGTCGTTCCTGCCGTTCGCCAGCCGCTGGCAGAGGATAAAACATTACTGCCATTTTTCAGCGATGAGCGGGTTATTCGTGCAGCAGGTGGTGCAGGTGCACTGTCTGACTGGTTATTACGTCACGTGAAATCCTGCCAGTGGCCACACGGCGATTATCATCACAGCGAAACCGTCATTCACCGTTACGGTACCGGCGCGATGGTGTTGTGTTGGCACTGTGACAACCAGCTGCGCGACCAGACATCAGAATCACTCGATCAACTTGCTCAGCAGAATCTGGTTGCCTGGATGATTGACGTCATCCGTCACGCAATAAGCGGTACGCAGGAGAGGGAGTTATCGCTGGCCGAATTATCCTGGTGGGCGGCCTGCAATCAGGTGGTGGATGCACTGCCTGAGGCAGTAGCGCGTCGTTCGCTGGGATTACCAGCGGAAAAAATCCGCTCCGTATACCGTGAGAGTGACATCGTACCGGGAGAACAGACAGCCATCAGCATACTGAAGCAGCGCACAAAAAATATTGCGCTGCCACTTCACGTCCACCAGCAACAAAATCCACCACAGAAAAAAACGGTTGTCAGTATCGCTGTTGATCCGGAGTCTCCTGAATCGTTCATGAGGCGGCCTAAACGTCGCCGTTGGGTTAATGAGAAATACACGCGCTGGGTAAAGACACAGCCGTGTGCGTGTTGTGGTAAGCCAGCTGACGATCCGCATCACCTGATTGGTCATGGTCAGGGGGGAATGGGAACAAAGGCCCACGATATTTTCACGCTACCGTTGTGCCGGGAGCACCACAACGAACTTCATGCAGACCCGCTGGAGTTTGAGAAAAAGTACGGCTCTCAGATTGAGTTAATTTTTCGTTTTCTTGATCACGCCTTTGCGACTGGCGTGCTCGGGTAAAAGAGGTGACTGATGCTCATAGATTTGGTTTTACCTTACCCGCCGACGGTGAACACTTACTGGCGTCGTCGTGGCAGCACATATTTTGTCTCAAAAGCCGGGGAGCGTTATCGCCGGGCAGTGGCGCTTATTGTTCGCCAGCAGCGGCTGAAATTAAGACTGTCCGGACGGCTGGCAATAAAAATTATTGCAGAGCCACCGGATAAGCGTCGTCGTGACCTGGACAATATTCTGAAAGCGCCGCTGGATGCGCTGACGCATGCGGGAATGTTAATGGACGATGAGCAGTTTGATGAAATCAATATTGTACGTGGTCAGCCAGTATCTGGTGGACGGCTGGGTGTGAAGATTTACAAAATTGAGAGTGAGTGAGCGTAAATATGATATATCCGGAAATTACAGGCAAAAGCGGCGAACATTTACGCCTGAACACGCTGGAAGCAGTCTGGATCCAGGGGAAATTACGGATGTGGGGGCGGTGGTCGTATATCGGTGGGGGTAAATCCGGAAATATGTTTAACCGGTTACTGGTTTCGAAAAAACTGACGAAAACCGCAGTTAATGAGGTTTTACGCAGAATGAAGAAATCCGGGCTGGATAAACCGGAACTTGAGGCATTTTTTCGGGATATGACAAGAGGAAAGCAGAAGAGCTGGTTGTCACATTGTACAGACACAGAGGCGTTGATTATTGATCGCGTTATCAGTGAGGTGCTTGGGGAATATCCCGGGCTAATCAATGTTCTCCGGCAAAGGTACGAAGGACGGGGAATGAGTAAGAGAAAAATGGCAGAATGTTTAAATCGTACTCACCCGGAATGGTGCTTCAGCACATGTGAGAAACGTATTGCAGGTTGGTTAGCCGTGGCTGAACACATGCTTTATGTACCTATGCACGATTCATTTCGATAAAAAAAGCTTGCTTTTTTACGCAGAAACAGCTTGAATTCGTGTAAGCTTCGCAAAGCTGTATCGCGAGGCGAAACGCAAGTTTTTTCGCACAAGGAAGCCACCGGAAGGTGGTTTTTTTGTGTCCGTAATATACAGCAGCGCAATAAATTCGCTGGTGGTTATTAATACCGTTCTTTCAGCTTGCTGGCTTTTTTGACAAGAGTTATTGGTGTGTCACGTTAACCGGAAAAGGGAAAAAGACATGCTGAAACAGCAGGATATGACAGAAACCGCCAGAGCAGTGTTTAATGAATTAAGCGTCACCGAACCGGCGACAGTCGGGGAGATTGCGCAGAATACTTACCTTTCACGCGAACGCTGCCAGTTAATACTGACCCAGCTTGTTATGGCGGGTCTGGCAGACTATCAGTTCGGTTGTTACAGACGCCTTCGGTCCTGAAGGCTTTTTTATTTGTGGTAAATGGGCGGCTGGTGGGTGTTAGGGGCACTCACCAGCCATCTGCTCATGCGTCTGGATCACAAGCAAACCTCAGGCCCACTGCTTTGCGCAAAAGCAGAATGAGCCTATCAGAGACAGGCTTAATGATCCATGTTTAATACTGTAAAAATATCCAGTTGTGAGTTGATCAACGCTGACTGCCTGGAATTTATCCGGTCGTTACCCGAAAATTCTGTTGACCTGATAGTCACGGACCCGCCGTACTTTAAAGTGAAGCCTGAGGGCTGGGATAACCAGTGGAAGGGCGACGATGATTACCTGAAATGGCTGGACCAGTGTCTGGCGCAGTTCTGGCGGGTGCTGAAACCTGCCGGAAGTCTTTACCTGTTCTGTGGCCATCGCCTGGCATCTGACATTGAAATCATGATGCGAGAACGCTTCAGTGTGCTGAACCATATTATCTGGGCGAAGCCGTCCGGACGCTGGAACGGGTGCAACAAGGAAAGCCTGAGGGCGTATTTCCCCGCCACAGAGCGCATTCTGTTCGCGGAACATTATCAGGGGCCGTATCGTCCGAAAGATGCCGGGTATGAGGCGAAGGGCAGGGCACTGAAACAGCATGTGATGGCACCGCTGATTGCTTACTTTCGTGATGCGCGTGCTGCCCTGGGGATAACGGCAAAACAGATTGCTGATGCCACAGGAAAGAAAAACATGGTGTCGCACTGGTTCAGTGCCAGTCAGTGGCAGTTACCGAACGAAAGCGATTATCTGAAATTACAGGTGCTGTTTGCCCGGGTGGCAGAAGAGAAGCATCAGCGGGGTGAACTGGAAAAGCCCCACCACCAGCTGCTGGAGACGTATACTTCACTGAACCGGCAGTATGCGGAACTGCAGAGTGAATATAAGCATCTGCGGCGGTATTTTGGCGTGACGGCGCAGGTGCCGTACACGGATGTGTGGACGCATAAACCGGTGCAGTACTATCCCGGGAAACATCCGTGCGAAAAACCGGCAGAAATGCTGCAGCAGATAATCAGCGCGAGCAGTCGTCCGGGTGACCTGGTTGCAGATTTTTTCATGGGGTCGGGTTCGACAGTCAAAGCCGCGATGGCGCTGGGGCGGCGTGCAACTGGCGTTGAGCTGGGGACTGAACGTTTTGAGCAGACGGTCAGAGAAGTTCAGGATTTAGTCAGTCAGAACGGATGATATTGCAGGATTAGTTACGTACCGTTATTATCCTGCGCCCGGCCCTTTAGCTCAGTGGTGAGAGCGAGCGACTCATAATCGCCAGGTCGCTGGTTCAAATCCAGCAAGGGCCACCATATCACATACCGCCATTAGCTCATCGGGATAGAGCGCCAGCCTTCGAAGCTGGCTGCGCGGGGTTCGAGTCCTCGATGGCGGTCCATTATCTGCATTATGCGTTGTTGGTTCTGATGAGTGAATCATTGTCTTTTGAGCAACAGGCTATCATATAAGATAGCCTCAGACTTCCTTGTTTATTCTCGCCGGATGCTTCGTAGATATTTGCAGGCATCTGTATGCAGGGGTATTATTGCGGCATATATCATCCGGAAAAATAAAAACTACATGCTGATCCGGAGATGATAGTTACAAGTCCTCCCGGATCCCGCATATTTACTATATTTTATAGATAATTGTTCTTGTTAATATGGAGATGGATAA